CATTAGCTCCATTTAATATTTCACCAGTATTGTCTGTCCAAAAACTATAAATAATATTATTAAAATCATCTACAAAATTACCAATACATTTTATATTTGGATTTACTGTAGCTGCGGGTGTTTTTAATGCCGACGCAAAGTTTTTTGTCAGTTCATTACCATAAACACTTTCCAAAGCACCTACATCAGGACCTTGTGATTTACTAATCTGCACGTTCTGCGCGTCGCGATATTCGCCATTAGGTATTAGTCTATCATCTAAGTCTTTATTCATTTTAGACTTAATGAAAGCATTTTTAACTTCAGCCATTTAATTCTAGTGTTTTATCCATTTAGATTTACCACGCATAACTTGTACAAACTCGTTTAGCTTGATATTAGATAAACGTATTTTAGCATTACGTAGTTTTGCAGATTTTTCTTTTTTAAGTCTTTGTACTATATACTCAGGCTGATTTATTCTTGTAGAAATTATAGCATGAATAATATAAGCATACATAGCTTCTTCAGCCATCTTAGGTATTTCAGTATCTAAATCGCTTGAAAGACCATCTGATATATATTCTAAGTTTATTATTTTATCAACTAAGTTGTTAGAAAAAGATATTTTATTTGTTCTATTGTTAATGTTAAAATAACCATTAGCATTAGCGTACTGAGGATCAAGGCCATATTGCCTACCATAGCCAAACATACCAATGTAATCGTTAAAAAACTCAGCAGCGGCAAAAGAATTTAAAAAATTATTATTTAAATTTATCAAATTGTTTTTAGCCCATCTATCGTCTATTATAGAGTTAGCTGATTCTATATTGTTATCAAAGCTATCTTGTATAGGTACGCCTTTATTGTCTTGTATTGGAAGTTCTGTTGGGCTTTGGTGAAGATTATTTGTCGGCATTATAATATGCTGACGACCTGCTTGGTCCACCCAATATATGTTTACATAGTTAACGTAGTCCTGTGGAAGTACTACGCTTAAGTTTTTAGGAACTGTAAGCTCTTGAGATTTTTTACTTCTTAGCGTATCATAACTAAACTCTTGCAACGCTCTTTTAGCGTGAAAAATTACATCAGTTCTTTTTACGTTTAAAACTAATTTACCAGCGCCTACATAAGCTACTAAAAAGTTGTTTACAATTTCGTTTAGCTTTACATAAGAGTAAGAACCATAGTTGTCTTCTACAACAGTACCGTACGCTTTATCAGCAACAGTAGCGCCATAGTTACCACCATCTAATTTTTTAAGTTGAATAACTAATACTTTGTTATTAGCAGGTGCAACGGCAAACTTTATTGTATTACCTACAACAGTGTAGCCAGTAGTAACTTCTTGGTATGTTCCAGGTGCGCCAGTGGTGCTTTCGTAAAGCTTAAAATTATTTAAAGCATAATCAGCACTGGTAGGAGACGCGCTTTTCCATATCAAGTCTGTATCAAAAGTTCCTATGAAATCAGTTAAAACACCATCTGCTACAAAACCTTGAGCGCCTTCGTAATACTGTCTATTGTTTTCTGTAAGTAATGCCATGTGTTAGCTTTTTGAGTTTGCCTCTTCTTTTTGTATTTGAGAAGCTGCAACTTGTATTATTTGAGGATCTCTTATAATTACACCAGCGTAAAATAATATTTTAGTAATAACTTCTGTTTGTTCTGGATTTGATAATTCAAAATTTTGAGAACCATTAGCATTAAAAATGTATTGGCCTTGTCCGCCTGTAGAATAGTTCCAAGTAATATTTTTAGGAGTTCTTAAAAAGTTAACAGTTATAGATTGATTAGTACTAGTTATAGTAGTAGGTCGCACATACAGCTTTTGGTTTTCATAAAGATAAGTAGGAAAACTTTTTGTAGACTCTGTTAAAGGAGATAATTGAATGTTATAAAATTCGTTACGTTGTAGTCTTTGTAACTCTATTGATTTACCGTATTCGTTGTTATATACTACGGTTCCAAGTTCGTAGAAATAAACTTGATTAGCAGCTAACGTATTACCGCTATAAATAATATTATTGCTATATGTATCTACTGTAGGTAATTCCCAGTAAGATCCAACAGCGTTGTACGTAGCATTGCCAAACGTTTCAAATATAGATATATCTGCATCAATACTTAAATGCCTATCTGCATAGTCTATATCAGCTTGAGGAACTCTTAGTTGTTGGTTTAAGCTGTTAAAATAGTTTTTAAATATTTCTAACTGAACTTGTGAACCAATTTTATTAAACTCATCAGGCGTCATATAACCACGCTGTTCTTTGTTTAATATCAACAAGACAGTTTTATATACTGTATCTACGTTTATTGCCATTGATTTTTTTATTTATATACAGGGCGCATTACACGCCCTGATATATTATTACACGTTAGAGAAGTTTTTTCTCTATTGATTTATAAACTTCTACGCCTTCGTCTGTTTTAAACCACGCAGCCATTGCTGAGTATGGGTTTTCATCAAACGGTACGTTCATTAGTTTTCTTCCATTGCTGCCCCAAGTAAATGTTCTTTGATCTTGTGATAAAGCAATAACTCCGTTTTCTGCAGCTACAATAGCTACATTACGTAATTGTACGTTGTCGTCATTAGCTAAACTAATAAACAACTCAGGATTACTTCTAGCAAATAGAAGCAAATCTCTTTTAAGTTCTTTAGAACTCATCTTAGATACCTTAGAACCAATCTCAACTCTTAAGATAGCTTCGGCCTGATCTATATCCATAGTTCTTGCAGCGTTTAAAGCATCTATTTGTAAGTCTAATATTTCTAATTGATCTACAGCCTCTTCTTTAGCGCTAAACTCTTCGTATAGCTTACCTTTTAAAGGGTGATATAAAGATAATAACTTTTGTAAGTTTTGTTTTTCTTTTGATACAGTTAAAGTGCCGTCATGAAATCTAATATGACCCATCGTGCACTCACCTTTTTGCTCATCAACAAGTGGTGAGTCTTGGTTTGTTGCGTATCTAATTTCTCTTTGTTTACCTGTTGCAGAATCAAAATATAGTAACGCGTGTTTTCTAGTATGTTTACCTGGAATAGTAAGTGTTAAAGGTGATTTATTTCCTGTTAAAAAATAAACTCTATCTTTAATTTCCCATTCAGGTTTACTTGGCTTTTGTTCTACAGTTTTAGCCTTAACTGTTTCTTGAGGTGCAACCTCAGTTGTTTCTACTGCTTTAGCTTCTTTAGCCATGATATAATAAAATTAAATAATTAAAAAAATAATATCTTAGGGCCACAATTAAGCAGCCCTAGATATTAATGAGTGATTACACTCCTTTGAATAATACAAAGTTGTTAGCAGCTTGAGTTACTAAACATCTTTCAGATAGGAAGTTTACTTCCATTGCATCAAGAGTTGAAGTAAATGCACCACCAGCAGAACCAGTCAACCAAGACTTCATACGACGATCATCAGCTTGTGATGCTCTATATCGTACGTGTAAGAATGGGCGACGGATATTAGATCCTAATACTTGATCATATACTGTTGACGTTCCAGCAGGTATTAATACACCTTCGATAGAACTAATACCATCAACACCACCACGGGTAGAAGCGTCATTTAGATATTTCCAATCAGTCTTATAGAAATCGTAAGAACCTCTACGGAATCCAGAGAATCCTAAGTTCAACGCCATTTCTTCAGAGTTTTCGAAAAGACCAAACGCAGTACCTCCAGCAGAACCAGCTGAAATAGCAGCTAGCATATCGTCAAAGTCTAAAGCAGTCTGACGTTGTAAGAACAACATGTTTTCTTCAATAGCACCTTGAGTATCTAGGTTTTTCAAAATAGCATCAAACTCATCTATTCCAGCAGCAGCAGTAAATCCTACCTCTACGTTACCACGAGATTGAATAGCAGCAAATAAACCTTCAGAACCTGGCAATTGAGCAACGCCAGCTCCAGCGGTAATTTGACTATACTCGCTTTCAACCATAGACATTTCTAAGTAATCTTCAAAACGTAAACGAGTTTCAGATTCAGCTTTTAAATACCATAGATATCCAGAAGTACCATCTTCAGTCGCAACCTCTACCCATCCAATTTGTGCCATATCAGAACCAGATACTACGTATTGACTTCTAATGATTATTGGTGAATTAGAATATTGAGTAAACTGAGGGTCTACAGATACATATCCTTCTGTTTTAGCTCCAGCTCCAGCGGTAACTGAATTTAAAGCTTGACCTTTTTGATAAGAAGATCCATACACGAATATCTTAATTGTAGCAGATGCTGCAGTAATATTATTTCCAGCAGCTGTATCTAACTTTTTATTATTAAAAGCTTGAACAGTAATTGTTCCAGCTGCTCCAAGAGTAGACGATGTTACTAAACATTTTGCTTCACCTCCTGTGGCAGGATCTAAAACAACAATAGTATCATTAGGTGAAATAACATTTGTTACTCCAGCTACCGCGCCTGGATTAATAGTAATTACATTGGTAGTACCAGCACCACCAGCTGCAACAGAAACATTATCATAAGAGATATGTAATCTATTTTGCTCAGACCAAATTACTTGATCAGATGTCATCGGCATTTCAGCGCCAACCATACGTAAGAATCCAGATAACGTTCTGTTTCCATAACGCTCTACTTCTTGTTCGTAAATTTCTGGTAGGTACTGTTGTGCGAAAGTATCGCCACCATTACCTGGTCCAGCGGCACCAGCCGCGTTAAATTGTAGGTAGTTACTGTTTAAAATCTCTTGCGTTTGCGAAGGGATTAAACTACCAAATTGTGGAGTTAAACTCATAATTTATTATTTAGTTAGTTAAATTTTTTAGTTTTGATTTTTAATTTTGAAGAATCAAGACCGCTAATTGCTTTTACTTTGAATCCATTAACAAATACATCACCAGAGGCAGTTTGCCTAGGTTCATTACTTATGTTTTTAGATTTAGCCATAACATCTTTAACAGCATCGGCTTTACCTTGCTCATAAAAATGTTGTGCTATAGTATCAGCGTTTCGCGCTGCGTATAAAGCTTTATGATAACCTTTAGTATCTGTTATTTCATTTTTATCATTTAAGAACGTCTTAATGAAGTTTGTAATATCAGATTGATTTTCAGCTACCTGTGTTGGATTTTTAATACTATACCTAAATTTTTTATCACTAACTTTAAAATCGAAACCTTCGAAATCATTATTTAATAAATTTTTAGTACGGCTTATAAAGTCCTTATGCTTCAACTGCACAGCTTCTTGCTCTTCGTTGTATCGGTTAAAAAAGTCCGTAGCTTTCTGTTGGTCTTGAGTTACGCCCGGTCTCAACTTGATCTCGTCGTAGTATTTACTCTTTAAACCTTCAAGAAAGTTTTTTGCTTTAGCAACCTCCTCTTTAAACGCAATTTTCTTTTTGCGTATATCTTTTGGTTCATCTATATCTTCATCATAATCAAAGTCTTCTAATAAAAGACTTACATCTTCAGAATCTAAATGTGGTTTAGTTTGTTTATAATATTCTCTAATTAAAGTATTACTATCAACATTGGTATAATCTGCATTAAGCCTAACATAGTCTTCTACAGTTCCACCAGTCTCTTCCATAAAAGAAACTAGCTTTTCAATATTTTCAGGTAGAACTCTTTGCTCTTGCGCGGGTTGCTCTACTTCTTTAGTTGCTTCAAGTTGTTTTTCCTCTTCTTCAGTATCTTCAATAACAGTTAAAGGAGATGCTATTTCTTCGTCGGAGGTCCGTACTTCTTCAACCACTTCTTCGCTGTTGCCACTGTCTTTGGACTCTTCGACAATAGCATTGCTATCATTTGTCTCTTGTGTTTGAACGGCATCAGTATCTTCTTTTTTGATTACTACTTTTTTAACATCTGGCTCAAGATCTATTAGAGGTTCTTTCATGTTTACTTTAATAGTCTCACCTGTATTATCACCTAAATTTTTAGGCTTAGAAGGAGTTTTTATTTTAAACTCTCCTTCTTGTTTTATTTCTTCTGACATAATATAATAATATAAAATTAAAGGATTTTATTTTCAACGAGGCTCAAACTGTTCAAGTCCAAATCCTCCTAGTGAGTCAAATCCAGATGACTCAAAGTTTTTAGGTAGTTCATCGTTTTGACGCTGTGAAATCATTTCTGATTGCTGCGTACCTATAATTCTAGCACGCTCGTCTTTACGATCTTCTATATCTTGTTCTTTAGCTTTTTCTACATCAGCTCTAGCTTTTGCCAGCTGCATATTAAAGTTAAATTCTTCACCCATTAAACCGCGTTTAATTTGAGCTTCAGTCTGCATACGTTGTATTTCAAACTGTGACTTAGCTTGTTCTAATTGAACTTTCTGTTCATTAATAACCTGCTGTTTTTGTGTTTCAGCTAGTGCTGCTCTTTCTGCAGACTCAGCGTTAGCGTTTGCTTGAGCTTGTATATTAGCTAGCTGAGCTTGTTGAGCTTGCTCTGCTTTTATTTTTTGTCTATACTTTAAAAACTGATTAGCTAGCTTTAAGTTTTTTATTTCTCTTATATCTATAGCATCTTCTAAACCTATTTGGCCTCCTTGTAATGCTATTTGTATATTACGTTCTAAACCTGCTTGCTCTTCTTCATCTGGTTCTAATTCTAAAAATATACCAAATTCGTGCATATTAAGCTTGTCCACTTCAGCTAACGTAGATACATTAAATTGATTTATAGAACTCATTAAAGATTGTCTAAGCAGCGGGAACTCAAGCATGTCAGCAACGCGCAGACTTATATTTTCAGCCGAGCGTATTGTTAAATACATTAAAGACTGTAGTATATGTTTAGTAGCTGTATTAGAAGCTGCTGCTGCTAGTTTTTGTAACCCTACCAATGAATCTTTACTAGGTTGACTGCCGTCTCTAGCTTCGTTAAGCCCGGTTACGTCTCTAATCATTTGCAAGTAATACTGATACGTTTGTATAAGCGCTTGTATCTTGCTTATTCCAGACGATGTTTGTAGTTCTTGTATTGGCACTTTACCTCTGTTAGGATCACCATCTTGTGTTAAGCTTCTACCTACAATACTACCAGTTTGGAAGTACATATTTAAAGCCTCGGCAGGATTATAATTAGTACCATTGCCAAGATCAACTTCAGCTAATCCGTCTACGTCAACATAAACACCGTCAGGTACCATACGTGATAGTACTTGCTGTAATTTTAAATGCGTAAGCTGTATCATATCAGCAAAACCAATACACTTACTTACTAATGATTCTATTCTACCCTTGTACATACGAGGAGCAGATATAGCATAATTCATTTCAACTTTAGTTTGATCGCTATAAGGTCTAGTCATGTTTTTAGCTAGTTCCCATTTAAGCATTTTTTCGTGACCAAGAATTTTAGCGCCACTATATAAAACCTCTATAGCTCTATGTACCTTATTAAAGTTGTCAGTTTCAGGCGGATCAAACGAATCATCTTTTTCAAGAGCTTTTTCAAGACCTTGATCTGTTTGTTTTATTTTAAATACTTGATTTTGATAAGTTTTGTATTCAAAATATAATACTTGTATTAAGTTTCTGTCGTAATCATAATTATAAAAATTACTTCTATAATTATTATTACCTGAATATTCTTGTATTTCTTCTAGCTCTGATTGAGTTAAGTAAGGAAATTGTTTTTTGATTTCTTCAAGAGATAAACTTTTAACCTCACCTACATAATATATATCTTCAAAGTTAGGATCGTCTGTATAAGAATAAACTAAATTAGCTGGATCTACATAATCAACAGTCACACCATTAGCTAGATTAAAATTAGTTTTAACACAACTAATACCTAATACTGTTAAATCATAAGCTAATCGTTTTTTAGTTTCATCATATTTATTATAATTAAATACGTTACTAATGACTTCTTCTTCAGCTATTTCTATAGCTTGCTTATAATTTAATTGAAGATAAAGATCTAGTTCTTCTTTATTTACAGGTAATTCTTGAGGATCAGGCGATGCGTAAAAGTTTTGACCGGTAGCAGCGTTCAGCTGATCAATCATTTCTTTATTTTCTATATCACGCAAAGCATTAAAAGCAAAGTCAGTTCTTTGTTTTATAGCATACGGATCTGAAGCAAATGATTTTATTTCATAACCTTTATCTGTCATACCGTTAACTACAATATCTACAAATTTAGATAATACAGCTACTGGTTTCCAGTCTAGATTTAAGTAGGATAAATCACCATTAATAGACAGCTCATCTTTATATTTAGCAACTGACTGCTCGCCTCTAGCGTATAGTCTAAGTCTGTGAAAGTCTTGCCAACTATTACCAAAACGACCACCAGCTCCTAAACCTTTGTCACCTCTAAACCATTCGTTTTCAATAGCTCTACCTACGGCTAAGCCGTAA